AAGACGCATCAAGTTATGTGCGTGTTCAAAACATCTACAACCCTGCAAACTTTGATCGAAGTTTGAGGCCAGCGGCTGAGTTCATCAAAGAACACACAGACCGACACAAGACCATGCCCGACAGGCAGCAGATTTCGGCAACCACAGGCATCAAACTCCAGCCAGTGCCAGATCTGAATGAAGGTCACTTTGACTGGTTCATGGGCGAGTTTGAGGCATTTACTCGACGTCAAGAACTTGAACGTGCTATTTTGAAATCAGCAGACTTGCTGGAGAAAGGCGAGTTTGAACCTGTTGAGAAACTGATCAAAGATGCAGTACAAATATCTCTTACCAAAGACATGGGTACGGATTACTTTGCTGATCCTGCGGCTCGCATCAACCGATACTTCAATTCAGGCGGTCAAGTCTCAACAGGTTGGCCACAACTAGACAGACTGCTATATGGTGGATTCAGTCGCGGTGAACTCAACATCTTTGCCGGCGGCTCTGGATCAGGTAAATCCTTGGTCATGATGAACATTGCCCTGAACTGGTTGCAACAAGGACTCAGCGGTGTTTACATTACATTGGAACTTTCGGAAGAACTCACGAGTTTGCGAACAGATGCTATGTTGACAAACATGAGCACCAAAGATATTCGCCGAGACATTGACACAACAGAACTCAAGGTCAAACTGGTTGCCAAAAAGTCAGGACAATATCGTGTGAAGGCCCTGCCAGCACAGAGCAACATCAATGACATTCGTAGTTACATCAAAGAAGTACAGATCCAAACAGGCATCCGGGTAGATTTCATGATGATTGACTACTTGGACCTGCTGATGCCTGTGAGTGCCAAGGTCAGCCCCAATGACTTGTTTGTGAAAGACAAGTATGTGAGTGAAGAACTGCGTAACTTGGCCAAGGAACTGGGTGTGCTAATGGTCACAGCGTCGCAGTTGAATCGATCCGCAGTAGAAGAGATTGAGTTCGATCACTCGCATATTTCAGGTGGTATTTCAAAGATCAACACAGCAGATAATGTATTTGGTATCTTTACGTCACGTGCCATGAAAGAGCGTGGCAAGTATCAAATACAATGTATGAAATCTCGCTCATCAACGGGTGTGGGACAAAAGATTGATCTTGAATACAACATTGAAACCATGAGAATCACAGACGAAGGCGGTGACGAAAAAGACAACTTCCGCGGTGGTGCCAAACCAAGCATCATGGATTCAATCAAGGCCAAGAGTCAGGTCAAAACAGCGGAAGAAGGTGAATCTACCAGCCCGCCCTGGGAACGAGCCAAACCCCGAGAAGACTTTGATCTAGAGGCACCCAAGGTCACAGCAGATGTACAAAGTGCAAAATTAAAACAACTACTTGGCCAAATCAAACAGTCATGATTTTTACTTTTGGTGATGGATTTGCTACAGGTCATATTTGGCCTGAGTGGCCGCAAATACTACAAGCATTATTACCTGATCAGCAAATCTGTAATATTGCTGGGATCGGCGCAGGCCCTGAATTTTTGATATCAGGATTGGTAGACCAACTGCAATCAATGCAAGGGCAAACTGCAATCGTTCAATGGCCAGCGCCCAATAGGTTTGACAAATTACTACAAGATTCAACTTGGGACACATTGATTGAACGTGATGCCAAGTATCATTTTAACAAAGTGCAAGACAGCCATAAAAGAAATTGGTGGTTAAGTAGCGGTAGTGATAATTTAAAAGAATATCATAGTCATTGGGTGCAAACACAGCAACACACAAGAAGACTTGATATCTACAAAGCCTTGGTACAAAATACACTTGATAATATTGATTGTAAATTTCTTTTTACATCTACTCAAGACCTGGACAATTTTAGCCAACAATCTAGATTTCATAATGTTCGGCAAAATCATGTACAACCAAGTCCAATAGTACATTTTTATTGGTTACAAGAAAAAGTGTGTTCAAAATTAGACATGTCCATAGACCCTGAACGGGTGCAGTGGCTAGAAAAAGAAATAATCAATGCTAATTGGATTGCCTATGATCCTGAAAGAGAAACATACTGGAACTCTATAATTAATGCAAAATAAAATCTTACTCAGTTATCGAGAAGGTTGTAGTGGCAGTTGGTTGGCCGAATTACTTGTGGGTTCTAATTTTAATGTATTTTATAGACAAGACTTAAATGGCAAAAATATACCAGTGGATGTATATCATTTTGACGGGAACCATGATGATCAAGTACATGCATCTGCATCTAAATACTCTGGACAAACTTGTGTCACTTGTCATAGTACAAATTATCAATTGCTGAGACACTATTGGCCCAATCACAAAATTGTCAGGATACAACCACAGACACACATACTTGATAGTATAGAATCGGCTTATAATAAATTAAAAATAGAACAAGATTCTACCCCCGAATCAGTTGATCTGGCATTTGAATATATTAAAGATTATTATTATCTGCACACAGACGGCGATCCGTTGCCTAGTGTAGAAAACTCTGGTGTGATTGATTATGGGCAGTTGCGGTACGCTGACACACTAGCAACAATCTGCAAAGAGGCATTTGAGATTGACATAACATCGCAACAACTGCATTTTGCCGAACAATATTGGAATCTTCAAAATGGAAGATCAGAAGTCTTTAAAATAGCGCGATACATATATGAGTATGAAAAATTAAATTCATACAAAGAATCTGACAGATTATGGAGCATATCGGATGTGCCTGACACTATTGAAAAATTAATTGATTTTATGAAATATAATCGCCCACCAAGGCAGCCAACTCAGGCAAATACTGTTGCCACTTAATGCCCTTGGCAATATCTTGTTTGGCTATTTTTTTTTGAAATTCTTCCCAGTTTTGTTGATCCTCCTGCGTGTGTACCGGGCCAATATAGGTATCGAAATCTGATTTATTTAATACAGTTTTAAGATATTTTTTTACAGGCTCGGGTAGTGCTCGGGGTTGCAACCAATTTGGATTGTAAATAGGATTATTGCCGTATGAGATTTTGGCTTGATTAAACCAATCCACAGTTTGGTTATGATATAATATATTTAAATTACTCAATGTGTAGTTGGAACTAATATTATCAGTCAGTAGCCGAAATAATTGTAAATTATCTAATAGATTTTGCCATTTCAATGGGAATCTTAGATATTCAAAAACTGGTCCAACACCATCGATACTAACACAAAAATTTATATTTTTAAACTTTGACAGCACTTTTTTTTGTCGATCAGTTAACAAAACACTACCATTGGTTACCATACTGAGAAATACAGTATCATTTCCTAGTTCAAGAATGTGTTCGAGTAATTCAAAATTCTTTTTTTCATAAAGAGGTTCGCCTCCAATGAGACTCAGCATTTTGAGTTCTTTAAGATTTACTTTTTGTTTAATCAGGTCGATATCCACAAATTTTGTTTTTAAAATCGGAATAGAAGGATTTACGCGATGATTCAATTGACTCCAACTACTACTAGCACCTGAATTACAACTTACACAGGTGGCATTGCAGGTATAACTTGTAAATAATTTGAGCATGAGTACACTATTATTATCATGCTCTGCGCTTTGTCTAATAGACTGTAAATCTCGATTCCAGTACCAATCTAATGCAGAATTTTTTAGTTGACGATCGCTTTGTAACCCTTGTTCTTCAAGATTCCAGCATTTTTGACATTCTTTGGGCTTTTTTCCTTCTAACATCGCTTGCTTGATTTTCTCTATATCGTATTTTTGTGGCAATAAACAACAATGAGACTCTGGTTGATTCCAGTGAATTTCTCGGCCAAACCAAGGCAGTACACAAAAAGTATCCATACATTAAATTAAGCCGCAGTAGTTACCGCAGTCCATGTAGTGCTACCAGTGGTATTCACATACATTCTGGTACTGGTTGAACTACCATCTGTTCTCAAATACAGACTGCCTTGTGCCGCACTCAAGGTAGGCGCACCGGATCCAAAGAACACACCAAGATTGGCTGTGCTTGACATCAAGTATCCAGCACCGGCTGTGCCACCTGCAGGAACTGCGGTTCCGCTTAAAATTCTAGAATTACCAGCACTAGACATAACTCCGCCGGAAATAATGTTACCACCTGTAATATTACCCGTAGCAGATATTAATCCAGAGGTTAGATAGTTTGCCGCGGTGCTGTTACCAGTACTAGAAATTAACCCACCGTTTAAAATATTACCACCTGTAATATTACCCGTAGCAGATATTAATCCGGCTGTGCGTATATTGCCACCAGTAACGTTGCCTGTAGCACTCACCAAACCGCCAGTTAACAAATTTCCTACAGTAACGTTACCTGTAGCAACTTCAATGTTACCGATAATATTACCGGCAACATACAAGTTACCACCAACACCAACTCCGCCGGCTATAATTAATGCACCGGACGTGGTACTGGTACTGGCAGTAGTAGCGGCTATATTAACTGTGTTTGTATAATAGTTGAGTGGACGATTCAAATCATAGATAGCAATTGTGGTGCCAGAATCTACACTACTAAAACCAAATCTGTATGTACCAACAGCACCAAATGTAATAATGTTAGCACTATATCCTTGAATACCTGTGGTACCCAAACTTACAGCACTAGGTAGTGTAACTGTGTAAGAAATATTAGTAACAACAATGTCAACATAAACAACACCTTCGGATCCAGACGAGGGCCAGTTTGAGAAACTCAGGCTTATGTTGGCACTGGGTGCAACCAATTGATACTGCCCAGCACTATAATCAATGATAATAGCACCTGCGGTAGCAGTTTGTTGTAGATAAGTGTAACTAACATCATTTAATTTAACGGCGTATATTAAGTTATCTGCCATGTTGTTGTCTAGTGTGGTACCTGTTAATGCGGCTTTAAACACACCTTTGTTTTCCAAGTCGGTAATCTCTGTTGCGGCTGTTTGGAAATTGGTTTTGATGTTGGTAAAATTATCTCTAAAGCCTTGTGTATTATTGGGCTGGCCTGCAACGGGGTATTGGCCGTCGATGTTGTTGGGGTTGATTTGACTTGTCATGGGCGATCCTGTATAATAGATATTTATTAAGATCCTTCTAGCACTAAATAATCCAAAGGCCCAGATCGAATGCAGAAAAAAACACGAAGTTTGCTGGAAGAACTAGATTCAATGTATGTGGAGCGGGATCGCAGACTCATAATTGAAACTCGTGCTGACAGCGTGATTGCCAGTGCCATACGTTTAATTGAACAAATTGAATCAGAGTTTGGTGTAGAGCAAGCGGACAACCTCACACGTAAACTGCTCAATGCCATACGCACCAAAGATGCCGGCAAGTTTTCACGATCTGTTAGGAGAACCCATGCAGATTCATGAAATAACACGCCGTCCCTTGAGGGAATTGACCAACATGCCAACCGCAACAGCAGCCTCGCCTATAAAGGTCACTTATGGTCCGGGATTTGCCAAACCTACTAGCACGGCCAGCAGTGGAGCGCAACCCCCAGCCCCGGCAGCAACCAGCGGAGCGCAACCAGCGGCTGCAACAGCCACGCCTGCTAGAACTTCTGGTAGCATAGGCAGTACTGGGGTGCCAGGCGGAGGTGTGGCCAACGTGATAGGCGGCACACTGGGAGCCCTGGGCAAGAGTCTCATGAGCAAGGCATTTGGTGGCGTGGATGTCACAGGCAAATATTCAGGCAAACCCATGAATCGTGCCGAGGCCTTGAAACTGGGACAAGAAATGTCCAAGACACTATTACCAGTGTTGCAACAAAACTGGGCCGGTCAGGTACAAGCGGCCTTGGCGCAAAGTCGAGATCCTGTGACCAAGGCAGCACCAACCAGTGCTGCCAAACTCACCGCCGGCGAAAAAAGTGTACTCAAGTCCCAACTCACGGCCATGGTCAATCAGGCCATTCAACCACGAGGCAACTTCAATTACACCACCCTGGCCAATTATGTGGGCGATGACGCCACACCCGAAGGACAAACTGTCAAGGCCAATGCCATGCAGGCCATACAAGAATTGAACTCGGCCATCGAAGGCATTTTCCAATCTACCATTGCAGGAACCAATCCTGCACAAGACTGGCAAAAACTTGTGACGGCTGGCATAGTGCCTGCACAAGGAGTGTTGGCCCATGACTCGGGCATAGGCCAGGGCTATGGTGGCACAGGCGTGGTAACAGGACTCAGCACACAAACACAACAACTTGCAAATGCCGCAAAGTTTGACAATGCCGAAATAGTCTCTTTACAACAAGCCATAAAAAGGAATAATATCACCTCGGCAAACGATCCAAGAATTGCAGAACTACTTGGTCTTCAACAGGCAGCAGAATAACATGACGCAACTATTAGAAGGTGGCAATGTTTTCAAAGATGCACAAGGTCAGCCCCTCACACAACGCATCAAACAAGCAGACATCGCCAGCACAGTGGCCTGGTTAGAACGACTCACGGGTCTGGATCTAACCAAGCAAAAGGACGAAGCAGGCATTCCCATCAAGTGGCTGGGATCAACTGGCAAAAAACCCGACTCAGGCGATCTAGATCTTGCTGTGGATTCTAACGAAATAACCAAGGCCGAACTCAAGGGCATTCTGGATGCCTGGGCCACCAAGCACAAACAAGATCCTCGAGACTGGACCAGGCTCACAGGCGAAGCGGTACACTTCAAAACACCCATCCAAGGCGATCCCAAACGTGGTTATGTACAAACAGACTTTATGTTCATGCCCAACTTGGAATGGGGCACATTTTGGCTGGGTGGTGGCACAGGATCAGCCTACAAAGGTGTATTCCGAAATATCTTGATGTCCAGTATTGCCAAGGCACTGGGGCTCAAGGCCTCGGCCAAAGGCATCATAAGTCGACAAACAGATCGTGTGGTCACAATGGATCCAGATCAAGCC